CCTTTGTTAGAGCCTATAAATCGCACGGTAAAGGCCGTGAAGCTGCCATTATTGCGGGGTTTAGCCCCCATACAGCGCCGCAGATTGCATCTAGGATGCTTGCCATGCCCAAGATTCAGGCGGCTATTGCAGACGCTAGGGACAAGCTAGAAGCTGAAAAACCGCCCGTGCCAGTACTGCGAATTGACCCAGAGGGGGATAAGCCCGAGGTTTATATTGACCCTTCAAAGGTTGGCAGCCGCCCGGACTATGCTGGCCCTAGCCCGCTCGAATATCTTTTGTCGGTAATGAATAACGGCGCTGAACACCCCAAAGAGCGCCGCCTAGCTGCTACCGCTGCTGCAACTTACATGCACACTAAAAAGGGTGAAGGCGGCAAAAAAGAGGAAAAAGAAGCCGCAGCTACCGAGGCCAGCCGTGGCAAGTTTGCGCCAACGGCAACCCCGCCTAAGCTGCGAGCAGTGCATTGATACCTATCTGGTCAACCGCCTGCCCTGACTGGGGTCAGCGCATCCGTAATGGGCTATCTATTGTCCCGCCGCCTATATTCCCGGACAGGGCAAAGGAAGCCTTAGCGGTATTTAAAGAACTGAAAATCGTAGATGCTCCCGGTAGTCCTACGTTTGGGGAATCCTGCGCACAGTGGGTATTTGATCTGGTGGCCTCTATTTTTGGGGCTTACGATCAGGATTCAGGCGTCAGACTAATTAAGGAATGGTTTGTTCTGATTCCAAAAAAGAACAGCAAAAGCACAATTGCAGCCGGTGTTATGTTGACTGCCTTAATCCTAAACTGGAGGCAGGGAGGCGAGTTTACGATTATTGCACCCACTATTAAAGTGGCGGGGAATGCTTACGACCCGGCAGGTTTTATGGTACGAGGGGATACAGAGCTAAAAGACTTAATGCACGTCCAAGACCATACCAAGACAATCACACATAGAAAAAGCGGTGCAAGGCTTAATGTTTTAGCTGCTGAAACTGATACCGTATCAGGCAGTAAAGCAATTGGCGTTTTGATAGATGAGCATTGGATTTTTGGGACAAGGAAGAACGCCGAACCAATGCTTAGGGAGGCGTTAGGCGGGCAAGCCTCGCGCCCGGAGGGGTTTGTTATATACCTTACCACTCAGTCAGACGAACCACCGGCTGGCGTGTTTAAAGACAAGCTAGAGTATGCGCGTAAAGTGCGTGACGGCAAGGTTATCGACCCCGGATTTGTCCCAATTATTTTTGAGCACCCGGACGATATGGTTGCCAGCGGCGAAAACTTGCTGTTGGAAAATATGGCTATGGTTAACCCTAACCTTGGCTACTCTGTGGATAACGCTTTTTTGCAGCGTGAATTTAAAAAAACGAATGAGGCAGGCGGCGGCACGTTTAACGGCTTTATGGCAAAGCACGCAAACGTTGAAATCGGCATGAACCTGCGCACTGACCGCTGGGCAGGCGCTGACTTTTGGCAAAAATCCCCAGACCGTGTTAAGACCTTGGACGAATTGATAGAGCGCTGCGAAGTGTTGTCCGTCGGCATAGACGGCGGCGGTTTAGATGACTTGCTAGGCTATTGCGTGCTGGGCCGGGAAAAGCGGCAGGACGTATCGCTGGAAAATAGACGCTGGCTTGCATGGACGCATGCCTGGATGCACCCTATCGCTATCGAGCGGCGAAAAGCCGATGCTGAAAATTACCGTGATTTTGAAAAACAAGGCGATTTAACCGTTGTAGCTGAAATTGGCGAAGACGTGCGCGAAGTCGCCGAGTACACAAAAAAGGTATATGACAGCGGGAAAATGGACAAAATCGGCGTAGACCCTCACGGATTAGGTGGGATAATGGATGCAATGGCTAGTGAAAATGTCCCGATTGATCGTATAATTGGCATTAGTCAGGGTTGGAAATTGAACGGCGCGATTAAAACCGCCGAGCGCAAACTGGCGGGTAATAGCTTAATCCACGGAGGGCAGGCAATGATGGCTTATTGTGTAGGCAATGCAAGAATTGTGCCAGTAGGCAATGCCGTGACGATTACAAAGCAGGCCAGCGGCCTGGGGAAAATTGACCCATTGATGGCGCTATTCAATGCCGTTACACTTATGTCGTTGAATCCAGCCGCGCCAGGTAATTTTGACGATTATATAAACAACATGGTAATGACTGGGGCTCGTGCATGATAAGTTTGTCGTATTTTCGCAACTTCCGCACGCTGTGGGGTAGCGCAGCTACTGCAAACACTGTTGGTACGCAAGTAACATCACCAAGAACGCCATTAGTGCGTGACACGGTAAGCATCAATGAGGACGCGGCGCTACAGATCAGCGCATTGTGGGCGTGCATTGAATTGCGGGCTAGCATCATTGCATCCCTTCCATTATTTGTTTATACCGATGTAAATGGCGCAAGGGAATTGGCGCGTAATGATCGACTTTATGGGCTGCTACACGATAGCCCTAATGCGAGAATGACACCTTTTGAGTTTATGCGTGCCGTGATGCTATCGCTTGATTTACGAGGCGGCGCTTATGTACGGTTGGTGCGCGATAAAGACACAAAAGAAGTTTTTTCAATGTGGCCAATGGCTTATGACCAAGTGCGAAAAGACGTTCTAGACGATGGCAAGATTATTTACCAATACATTATTGGCAACACTGTGCAAGTGCTATCTGATGAAAGCGTTTTGCACATTAAAGGCCTTGGTAATGGCACAACGGGGCTAGATAAATTGGCGTTTATGAACGCCACGACAAACGAGCAAAAGAACGCACAGCAGCTAGCTAGCACGCTATTTAAAGCGGGTGGCCGTGTCAGTGGCGTGTTGATGGTTGACCAGCTATTAACCCAGCAGCAACGCGAGCAGATACAGCGTAAATTTGACATGATTGCTTGCAATCAGGATGTGAATAGTTTGCACGTTTTAGAAGCTGGCATGAAGTACCAGCCGCTTGGGTTAAGCCCGCAAGACCAAGAGCTTCTAGAGTCTAGGCAGTACGGTGTTGAGGAAATTTGTAGTTTTATGGGCACGCCTGCCGTGTTGATTAACCGAGGCGGGCAGACTACGTGGGGCAGCGGTATCGCTGAAATTAAAGAGGGCTTTTACAGCCTTGTTTTAGCCCCAATTTGCGTAAACATTCAGCAGTGCATTTACAAAAACGTTATGACTGCAAACCAGCGGGCAAGGTTAACAGTTGAATTTAGCACAGATGCGCTATTGCGTGCAAACATTAAAGATCGTATGGAGATATACGCTAAGGCCACACAAAACGGCGTGTATACACGAAATTTTGCAAGACAACTAGAAAATCTCCCCCCTATTGCAGGCGGTGACGATTTAACGATACAATCTAACCTATTACCCATCCAATTGCTGGGAAAAGTCATCAATTCCGGCGGTAATGGTGATGTAATCAAGCAGTAAAGGCAAAAAATGCTAGTTAAAAAAACCCTAAAATTTGACGAGGTAGAGCTGAAATACAACGGCGATACGGGAACGTTTACGGGTTACGCCTCTGTTTTTGATGGTGTTGACAGTTACGGCGATACCATCCGCAAAGGCGCATTTATGGACACCTTGAAAGAAGGTATGCCCAAAATGTTTTTTGATCATGTATGGAATATGCCAATTGGTAAATATACGCACGCGGAGGAAGACTCGAAAGGGCTTTTGATGGTTGGCGAACTCACGCCAGGCATTGCATTGGCCGACGACGTACGCGCCGCAATGAAGCACTCCACTATCGACGGCCTGTCTGTTGGTGGCTATCTTGCAAAGTCTGATTATGAAAAAACAGACAAAGGTCGTATAATTAACAAGTGGTCAAAACTTGTAGAAGTATCTCCCGTGGTTTTCCCGGCTGATAACTCTGCACGCATTGATTTATCAAGTGTAAAAAGTATGGATTTTGAGGTTCTGCTTCCTGAGTGCAAGACAGAACGAGACATTGAGCGGCTACTGCGGGATGCGGGGCTGGGCAAGTGGGAGGCAATGGCGATTGTCACCCGAGCGCGTGAGATTTTCAAAGGGCGGGATGCCCTAGAAGATTCGCAGGCGTTAATTTTGGCGCGTTTAAAAGCAATGGTGAAAACCTAATCCCGCAACCCGACATTTAAAGGAAAAATTATGTCTGAAGCAATCATGAAAGCCCTCGACTCTCTGGAGGCAAATATTAAAACCCTAAGCGAAAAAGCTGACGGTGAAATCAAAGCCAATGGCAAAGCATCGCAAGATACGAAAACCGCGCTAGACAACATTGGTATTCAGCAGCGCGAATTTGCTGATCGTCTTTTGAAAATGGAGCAAACAGGCGGCGCACCTAGCGAGCCTACAGCGCCCCAGGGCTTTGGAGAGCAGCTTATCAAGTCTGCAAACTATGGCGAGTTTTTGGCAAAAAGTGGCAAGGGTCGGTTTAGCATCGAACTGAAAAACACCGTCACCAATGTTATCGGAAATACTT